GTAGGCGAGTTGGGAAAAGTAAGATGGATCAAACATTTTCAGGGTGAGTAGGTCAAGAGCAATTGGGTGTCAATCCACGAACGCTGCTCCCAGTGATGCGCGCTAAAGCATGCCTACTTCGGCCACTAACCTGGTCCTTCTCCCAACAAGGAGATAATAAATAATTTTAGAGTGCAGAAAGATTGGCATTCTGCAGGCCGTATCCCTCGACACTATAACTGATCGTCAGCACCCCGTAGTCCGTGGTGGAAGCTTGGGTGACACCGTCGACGACTGCGACGAAGATGCCATGGACACACCGGTCGGCGGTCTCAATGGATGAGGTGCCGGCGGTGTCGACGCCGTATTTCGGGCGTCGAGTTCGCTGTCCCATTTGGATGGATTGCTCCATCCAAACAGGGCCAGAGGTGACCGTGGGTGCATTTTTGACTAACGACAAGATGGTCGGTAAGGTGTACCCGCCCGTGTTGACCTTCTGAATGATTTCAGAGTTGTCAAAGTAGGCTAGGTACACGACCCCAGCTGTGGTTGAACCCACAACTGGAGTGTAGTCGCAACGCCCACTTACCATCTTGTATTCCTGATAGTTAAGTAGGACGTTTCCACCAGCGTCTCCAGGTACACCAGAATAGACAGCGGGACTTACCAAAACATTGGAATTGCTTTGGGTCGCTGTGTCGGCGACGGTGAGCGTTGCGGCGACATATCTGCTCTGGATGAGGGAGCTGTTCCCCGTCATGCGGGGAATTCTTAGGCGAGTTTTGGGGATGCGCTGACGGCCAGTTATAGCGTTCTGGGCACGGCGCATGCGTTTGGTTTGTTTCGAAGACATAAGTTGTTGAAATTGAGTAAAGAAGAAGTAGCGAGTTCTATCAGTGGCATTTCTTGAGTGTAGGAAATGGTGGGGACTTGTTGCTCAAGCGCGATTTGCGCGTCAGGGAGCAGCCCAAAAGCAAGGTAAAAAGAATACCTAGCCTCCGGGGTGATCTCCCCGACCGCAGTCACGCCAGCCGCCATGGATCCCATTCCACACTCATAGATACGTTCAACGCCACCAACACGGTTAAGGTCACCCTGAAGCCGGGTGTAAAAGGCCTGCCAGTACGGCACGCCACGCGTGAGTTCTAGGCCACAAATACCGATAGCTGACCTCCAAGTTTCGAAGTCCGCGAGCTTGTCCCAGCTCAGTAGGGAGACGCAATCCTTGGACGGTGCTGTAAACGGGTTACGCACCATGCGGTATTGGTCCCCAACCAAAACGGGTTGGGCTTGGCAGAATTCGATTCTCTCGAAGACGTCCACAGGATCCTCTATTTTCATGTTAAAACCAAGATCAAGGAACCACTCACCCAGGCCCTCCAGACGGCTGAAGTCCCTGCGCTCAAGAATAAGAACACAGTCATCACCGTTATTGGAGAGGTGGGCTTTGCAGCCAATCTCTTCAAGGTACACCATTACCATAGAGGACATAAGTAGGCAGTTGCCCATGCCTGTGTTAATGTCACCAGACATGCGACAACC